TGCATAGCATCTGACCCACGCACACCCATGCTTTCGACTACAACTTCGCCAATAGGCTCCTGCGCCGCTGCCTTTTTGCTTTTGTATCCAGTCATGGTTTCCCCCATATTGCAAAAGCCAACATAGTCAAGCCAACAATCACCAAAAGCATGGCGAGTAAGGTTCTAAACTCGTTGATCGTGTCAACGTATGGGTCAATATCTTGCGTGGCTTTGGTGTACATATCGTTGACTTCTTGAATACGCTTTTTGCGTATCGCGCAATCTGCGCCTTGGTCACATTGACCGTTGTCGTTGCAGCAGTTCATTTGTATTCCTTTAATCGCGTGTTTAGGCGCTCTATGCGGGTCATATTCATGTCTAGCACTGCTTGGGCGTACTCAACTGCATTCTCTGCCTCGAGACGGTCTAGATGCGCTTGGGACAATTCACGCTGAATAACTTCGGCAGGCGTTAATTCGCGGTAGTAATCTTTCAAAAATTTAAGAAATCGCATACCATTCCCTCTCCATACGTCTAGCAATAGACTTTACGGTTTTACCTGTCAAGCCTACCAAGCCTTCACGTTCCATTTCTGGCAAGCGCCTGGCTACCTGGTTGCCATCCATTACCGCAAAAAAGGCAATTCCGTCTTTTCCTAGTGGGCCTTGCTCACGCAAAGTTTTAAGGATAATTGCGGCATGGCGTTTAGCAAGGTCTTTAGCAGACCCTGCTGCATCCCAACTGGTGATTGGATCGGTGTTTCTTGCTCTAAAGTGTTCCATGCTGCCTCCTTAAAAGGGTACGGAATCATCATCTTTAGGAAAACCATCATCTTTTGGACGTGGCTCATTAATGTAAGCCCACCCGTCCCATCCGCCAGCAACCAGCGGCACATTGTCAATCTTGAGCATATCGCCAGACTTGGTTTCAATAATTGACCCAATGCGTGCATATCGGTTTTTGGCTACGCCTTGGGAATTGGTGTATTTACCGCTGATAACGGATATTTCTTTTTTGATTTTGGACATGATTAACCTTTCAATGATTCTGCGTGTTTCTTAATGCTTGCGCGGGTTTTGCTATCGAGCATTGCCCACAAAGCGGTCTTTTCTTCAATATCTGTAATGCCCTGGTATTCCTCCACAGCACCAATCAGATCGTTTGCGCTCATGCGTTCATTGATGGCTGCGGCAACATCAGCAAGGATTGACAAACGATTTTGCGGCACAAGGTCAGTTTTAGTGGCTGACACTTTAGGCGCTTGCCTAGATGCAGCATTGCCATCATCATCTTCCGGTGCAATACCGCAAGCCGCCATCAATGAATAGCGCCTGGCGTAAGTAAGCGCCGAGCCGTATCCTTGCGGGTCTTGTTTGGAAGCAGGAACGTGCAGTTTGCCGCATTCCAACATTTCGCCAGATTCGTGGACAAACACAGTTTCCACAGTCACGCCTGTGGCATCTTCCGATGTGCGCTGAATAAGGGCTATTCCTGCGGCATTTAAGCTATCTACAACCGCTTCCACGCAACCGGCAAGATCAACGTACTTAGAACGGAAATGCGGGTTTGTAGACGTTTTTAACGCTGGTGCAAAGCCGCGCTGGGCTTTGACAAGTGCTGATGCAATGTTTTTCATAAATCACCTCCAAAATCTATCCCGCATTTTTCGCAGGAAAAGTAATACAAAACGTGAATGTCATCGACTGTATGCCGTTCCATGTCGCCACAATCTTCGTAACATTCTGGACATTCATAATCTTCACGCTCTTTCAAGTTGCTGTTTGAGCCAGTTGATTCGTTCATTTCTAATTTCCAATTGTTGACACAAAAACCAAATGTAAATTTCAAGAAACCCAGCAGGGTCTTTTGAGTCGCGGCATTCGGCAATGATTTCGTCTGCGTTGTTGCTTGTAATCATGCGACCCACCCGTAAACAAGTACCCAAGCCAAAGATACGCCAATAAACACGGCTAATGTGATGTCTGCTAATTTATTCATCATGTGCCCCAAATGCTTGGATTGCTGTCCAAAGGTTGTCGCTAACATCGTCTAGGTCATCGGACATACCGTTGTGGATGTCAGGCCAGTTTTCCATCAACGACCAGTTCATCTTGTTAAGCAAGATTGACATTTCTAATGGGGGGATAAAGCCTCGTGTTAAAGCCTCTTTAAATTCGGCTATGAGGATGTGGATTTTACGCATTTACTTACTCCTAAAAAGACCTGTTAAGGATTGATGGGGCCGTAGCCCCGTAGGTTGGTTACAAAATTCCGTAAACCGGCGTATGTTCTGAAATTTGGGAAACTTTTTGAATAAACTTAGGCAAACCATTAAACACTTCAGCAGCCTCTGCCTCTGTCTTAAATTTCAGTTTGTCTTTAGCGTAATGTTTAAGGTCAAACTGCAACTGTTTAACCAGCTTAAAGTATTCTGGTTTAGGCATTTTTTGCTGTTCCAGCTTGTATGAGTTGATTTGGATAACCCAGAAAGGTGTTCCTGTTGTCATGGTGCTAACTCCTAAAAAGACCCCGAGAAGTTCAGGGCATGGGTGAACTATATCACAAATGTGAAGTCTGTCAAATCTTTTTTTACAATTATTTTTATCGGATTGGCATTGTCAATAGTTTTTATTTATAGCCATTGCCGTTCACAAATGTGATATACTTAGCGGATGGACATCCTAGAAATTGCAATCCAAGCGTCTGGCGGCACAGGTCGGCTAGCCTATTTGCTAGATGTAAAACAGAACGTTGTAAGCAATTGGCGGCAGCGTGGAGTGCCTAAAGCCTGGGAACAGGTGCTTCGGTACAAATTCAAGAAATTTATTGCAGAAGCGCAAAAAATCGTTTAGAGTTGGGGCAATGGCTAGGCTTAGCGGCTGAAAAGGTGATTCGTTACCACCCTGCCAATGTTCCTTTTATGTAACGCTTAACCTAGAACGTAAGGTTGTCAATGTATTACTACCAGTTCAATATCGGTGACTATGCTAGTCACACGCAGCGCCTTTCCTTGTTGGAGGACTTGGCCTATCGCAGACTTTTAGACGAATATTATTTGCATGAACGCCCGTTTAACGGCGGTTTAACGTCCGTTGCACGGCAGATAGGAATGCGTGACCATGAAAACGAAGTGAAGTTTGTTCTTGAATCGTTTTTTAGGCTAACGGATGATGGCTGGATAAACGTCAGGGCCGACAAAGAAATTGCACATTTCAAGGGAAAAATTGAGCAGGCTTCCAAGGCTGGAAAGGCATCTGCTGAACGGCGGTTAAGCGGACGTTCAACGGACGTTAAACCAACCAATAACCAACAACCAATAACCAATAACCATAAACCAATTAAAAATACAGTAGCCACACCTGACGGTGTGACCGAATCAGTTTGGCAGGATTGGTTGAAATTGCGTAAAGCTAAACGAGCAGCCGTAACGCAAACCGCTATTGATGGCATAGCACGAGAAGCAAAGAAAGCAGGAGTTAGCTTACAAGTCGCCTTGGAAACCTGTTGTGCAAGGGGTTGGACAGGGTTTAAGGCTGATTGGTTAGCTGAAAAAATGACCGCTACTCAAAAAGCGCAGAACAACATGCACGAGTTAACAAGGGGATTGACCGCGCCAAAACCTTTTTGGACTAAACCTGTGGAGGTGGAAAATGACCGACTTTTGCGATAAAGACTCAGGCTTTGATTACATTTTTTCGCGCATGAATGCTATTTATGGCGCGGCGTTTGTTCGGAATTGGGATGGAATTGACCCAAATATGATTCGCCAAGAGTGGATAAATCAGTTGGGAATTTACCTAACTTACCGACCAACAATGGACTACGCGATCAATTGCTGCAACCCTGATAGGCCACCTAGTGCATTGAAATTTAAGGAACTTTGCACATCTGGGCCTCAAATTCCTAGACGAGACACAATTGAGTACAAGCCAAAATTAGTGCCTATGCCGGAAGAAATTAAGAGGCAGATAGCGGAATTAAAAAATCAATGGAAAATGTGAATGAGACGCGCAGCAAGGATTGACGCTAATATGGTATAGTAGATGCGAATATTGCATCAATCTAAAGCTATGAAAAACAAACCTGATTTTTGGTCTTTTGTGGAAATTCGATCAACTAATGAATGTTGGCCTTGGTTGCGACCATTAAATAAATGGGGTTATGGGCGCTATCGAATGGGAAAATTTCAAGCAATGGCGCATAGGGTTGCTTATCAGTTGCAAACAGGAAAAAACATTGATGGTTTTGTTGCAATGCACACTTGCGACAATCCTTCCTGTTGTAATCCAAATCATTTGGTCATTGGCACTCATGCAGACAATCAAAATGATAAATACAAAAAAAATAGACAAGCAAAAGGCGAAGTAAACGGTCAATCATTTTTAACAGAAAAACAAGTAATAGAAGCTAGAAAAAAATATCAACCAAGAGTTGTAACTTACAAAATGCTTGCAAAAGAATATGGCGTATGTAAAGACACAATACAAAAAGCAATTCGTGGCATTTATTGGAAACATATATGAGAAATGCCGCAAGGGTAGACAAAAATCAAAGCGAAGTAATAGCCGCACTACGGGCGGCAGGCGCTTATGTTTGGATTATTGGTTTGCCGGTAGACCTACTTGTGGGCTACAAGGGACACACCATGCTGATGGAGATCAAAGATGGCCCTAAAGAGCGTTTAACGGCGCTACAAGAGGCTTTTTTTGCCAAATGGATTGGTGGTACGCTGGCAAGGGTTGATGGCCCTGATGCGGCTTTACGGGCTTTAAGGGTAATAGATGCGAAGCCTTGAACAAAATAATTTAATGTGGGCAAATCTAACCGACATTGCTCAACAAGTGGTGTGGTATGGAAATAAGCTAACCAAAGAAGAATGGAAAGATGTATTGACCGCAGCCCTTAAACAACAAAAAGTAGTGCCTGGCATTGAGGGCGGGTTTGTCGTACTTGGTGCGCGTACTAGCAAAATGACCGTGGCTGAGATGACCGAGATGATAGAGTTATCCACAGCCTTTGGCACACAACAAGGGGTTAAATTCCGTGCTTTACCCGAAGCGTAAATATGTAAGGTCTAAGGCATTGCTTGAAGCCTGCCGAACAATTCCCTGCCAGCATTGCGGAACAGAGGATGGAACAGTTTGCGCCGCGCACATAAACTGGGGCGGCGGTAAGGGTAAAGCCATTAAAGCTGACGATAACCTAGTTGCCAGCCTGTGCTTTACTTGCCACGCTGCGCTAGACCAAGGCGCAGATATGGACAAAGAGGAACGGCAGGAATTATGGCTAAAAGCCCACCAAAGGACAGTTTTAGTCTTGTTGACCACCCGAAAGTGGCCCGATAAAGTGCCTATTTCCGCATGGACGGAAGGGGAGCAGACTTTTGCTCATGCGAACGGTGCATAGGATGGGCATGGGCGGCATCCGTGCGCTCATGTTTGTGCAGTTCCTTTTCCAGCGCCATGACTTTGCGGCGCTCGGCTTTGTGCTCGCGTTCCATTTCGTAGACTGCGGGAATGGTATGAACTGCTTTTTCGCGTTTTAGGGTAAAGTTGGTAGCCATGAGAAAAATCTCCTATAATGACCGCGACATTGTAATGTCATCCATAAACCTTGCAAGGAATTAACATGGGTTACGAAAAAGCTGAAAAACTGCCAAAGGGCGTAATGGCCTCTGACCGCACTGGTATGAAAAAAGTTGGCGCATCTAGCGTTGACAAAGAAATGTCCCGCCCTGGCGCTTCTGGCGAAAAAATGCCTATGGGCGTACGAGCCAGTGACGAATCAGGCGAACGCCGCGCTAAGATTGTTGGCGGCGTGGCGATGGGCGCTAAAGATAGCCCCACTCGCCATGATGTGGGCAAGCAAGACGGTTTTGCCGGTGAAATGAAGGGCGGCAGCCGCGAGCATAATTGCTACACTCACGAACGTAACGAATATCGTTAATAGACGGGAGGAATCAGGGAAACAGCCCTGACCCTCCCTGACCAAACCAAGGAGGATTTGGCATGGCTGATGCACATTGTAGCAATTGCCTGTACTTTATTGACCATCAAATGATGGGGCAGTGCAGGCGCTTTCCTCTTTACCAAAACCGCCACAAAACTGAGTGGTGCGGCGAACATAAAGCGCCGATAGTGCCTGAGACGGAAGAAGCCAAACGCCGAGGCAGACCGCCAAGGCAGCTAATTCCTTTGACCGTACAAGCGGAAATCCCTCCTTTGACCGCAAAAGAGGTAAAAAAACTATGAATTTAGTCCCATTACAGGACAGGGTTGTGGTAAAGCCCCAAGTTCGCAATCTTTCTGATATTATTATTGTCAACAACACAGAGCCTTTTAACGAAGGCACAATTGTTGCTATTGGCCCTGATGTTTACGAGGTAAAGGTCGGGGATTTCATTAAATACGGCAACGGGGATTATCTGAAGTGGCCTACCCACAAGATTGATGGGCAGGACTATCAGGTAATCCAAGAAGCCGACATTTGTGCGGTGGTAGAAAATGCTTAAAAAATCAGCAAGCCCGAAAGCGTTTAAAGAAAACATCAAGACCGAGGTAAAAGCCGGTAAACCCGTGAAACAGGCGGTTGCGATAAGTTACGCCGTTAAACGAGAGGCTGAGGAAAAGAAAAAGAAGAAATAATTTTTTTTCTTTCTTGAATTTCTATTTTTTGATGCTCTGAATTTGACAAAACTGCCAAATTTTCAAGCCGATTGTCATGAGAGTCGCCATTTATGTGATGGACGTGTTCCCAAGATTCTAGTTTTCTGCCAAGATGTTGTTCCATTACATAGCGGTGAACTCTAATCTGTTTGCCATTGACATTCATTGTTTTGTAAGTATGGTAAGGTTTGTTCAATTTTTGAAATCTATGTTCGGCAAATTGCTGAAAATGAACTTTTGCCAAGCATGACCGAGAACAGTATTTTGCTATTTGGGAGCGATATGTAGGAACTCTAAAAGGTTGTTGACAATGAATGCAAGTAAGGATTGCGCCAGTTCGATCTCTTTTTTTCATAAACAATAACTCCGTGCGTTGCTATTGCTTAACTATATCACATGAATACTGAACAAACAACTATTGAGAAACGTCCAGTAGGACGACCTAGCCTTTACGACCCCGCTATATGCGAGGAAGTCATAAACTTGGGCAAACTTGGCAAAAGCACGGAACAAATTGCTTCAATATTAGGGTTTTCCCTTAGAGTATTCTACAAATGGCGTGATGAATATGAAGAATTTATGCAAGCCTTGGAGGATGCCAAGCAATATGAGCAATATTGGTGGGAAGAACAGGCTCAAGCGTACTTAGTTGAGAATCGGGAATCGGACAAAATTAACACGCAAATGTGGTCACGGTCTATGGCGGCAAGGTTTCCTAAGAAATATCGGGAATCGACTAAGACGGAAATTACGGGTGCTGATGGCGCTCCATTGATAAGCGGAATACAGGTCACTTTTGTAAAGCCGAATGAGTGACGTAGCTGGCGCAATATCTAACGCGCAGTTCCCGCAAAAGCTGCAATGCCTGTTTCAGCCTGAGAAGCAGCGGTATCGAATCCTCTACGGTGGGCGGGGCGGCGCTAAATCTTGGGGCGTAGCCAGGGCGCTATTGATAAAAGGCGCTCAAAGGCAATTGCGTATCCTTTGCGCCCGTGAATTCCAAACATCCATTCGGGATTCCGTCCACAAATTATTGTGCGACCAGATCGTTGACCTACGCCTAGACGGGTTCTATGAGATTACCCAAACCAGCATTCGGGGCAAGAATGGGACGGAATTTTCCTTTATTGGCTTAAAAAACAACGTAGCCAACGTTAAATCTTACGAAGGCGTGGACATTTGTTGGGTGGAAGAAGCCCAAACGACCAGCCGGTTATCGTGGAACGTCTTAATTCCTACCATCCGTAAGCAGGATTCGGAGATATGGGTAACGTTTAACCCCGAACTGGAGTCGGACGAAACTTATCAGCGGTTTGTAATTCATCCACCGGCTAATTCTGTAGTCCAAAAAATCAACTGGTCGGATAACCCGTGGTTTCCCGAAACGCTCAATATTGAGAAAAACTCCCTGCGAGATAGGGATATTGAGTCATATAACACCGTTTGGGAGGGAATCTGCCGACAGACTGTAGACGGTGCGGTATTTGCCCGTGAAATGCAGATGGCAGACTTAGAGGAACGGGTTACTAAAGTTCCTTACGATTCGTCTAAGCCCGTACACGCAGTCTTTGACCTTGGCTGGTCGGATGCTACGGCAATCTGGTTTGTCCAATGGATTGGCATGGAAACTCGCTTGATTCGCTACCATGAGGATAGCCAAAAGACTATTTCCGAGTACCTGGCTAAGATGCAAACCTATGGTTATGTCTACGATACACTCTGGCTTCCACATGATGCAGAGAACAAAACCCTCGCAGCGGCAGGCCGTTCTATCGACCAAATTGTTCGGGCAGCGGGCTATAAAACGAAAATTATCCCAAGAACGCCAATTCCTGATAGTATTAACGCCGCAAGGACGCTTTTCCGCAATTGCTGGTTTGATAGGGAAAACTGTGCAGATGGGCTACAATGTTTGCGACATTACAGGTTTGACGTTGACCCCGACACTAAAGCGTTCAGCAAAAATCCCGTGCATGACGAATATTCGCACGGCGCGGATGCGTTCAGAATGCTAGGGTTAGTTGTCAATGAGCCTAAGAAACGGGTAGTTAAACAGACGTACCAAGTACCACAGTCATGGATGGCCTAAATGGATATTGACCCAATCATTGACGAAGCGATTGACTTCCTCAAACTCTGCAATGATGCAGATACCATGAATCGCCAAGAAGGGCTGGAGGATTTGAAGTTTGTCAATGGCGACCAATGGCCCGTTGAACTGCAAAATTCCCGCAACCTAGAATCACGTCCCGTCCTGACCATTAACAAGCTAGACGGATATTGCCGCCAAGTAAGTAACCAGCAGCGCCAGCAGCGACCCCGAATCAGGGTTCACCCAACAAACAATGAAGCGGACGTAAAGACCGCCCAAGTTATTGAAGGGATTTGCAGGCACATTGAGGTCAATTCCAATGCGGATACCGCCTACGATACGGCGTTTGACCATGCGGTAAGAATGGGTTGGGGTTTCTGGCGCGTCACCACAAATTACGTTAAGGAAGATTCGTTCGATCAAGAAATCTACATCGACACGATTCCTAACCCATTTACCGTTTACTTTGACCCTAATTCCGAGCGTGTAGACGGGTCGGATGCGGAGCGTTGCCTTATCACCACAATGATGAGCAAAGCCAAATTCCGCAAGTTGTACCCCGACAATGATGATGGAACGTCATTTACCCAGCGCGGCACGGGCGATAGTCAGTCGGAATGGATTACTAAAGAGGATATTCGGATTGCCGAGTATTTTTACGTTAAGCGGGAGTCTGCGACCCTTTATCAATTGTCTAACGGTAAATCCATGTTTGCCGAGGGCAAGGACTTTAAAGAGCGATTAGCCGCCTCTGGCCTTGAGATTGTTGGCGAACGGCAATCTTTTAAACGCACAATCAAATGGAAAAAGCTAACTGCTATTGAAGTTATAGAGGAACGGGATTGGCCTGGCATTTACATTCCCGTTGTCCCTGTTTACGGGCGGCACGTTGTTATCGGCGACAAACGGCACAAATTTGGGATGGTTCGTCATGCTAAAGATGCCCAGCGGATGTACAACTTTTGGCAGACAACCATTACGGAGTCGGTTGCGCTTGCGCCCAAGGCTAAATGGCTTATGGCTGAAGGCCAAGACGAAGGCCACGAAAGCGAATGGGCAGCGGCTAACGTTAAGTCTTTCCCATTACTTCGCTATAAGCAGACGGACATTGATGGGCAGACTGCGCCACCGCCTCAACGCTTACAGCCAGAGCCACCGCCTGCGGGAGTCATGGCTGCGGCAGCGGGAATAAACCAAGATATAGCCACATTGATGGGCATTTACGACCCGTCACAGCAATTGCCTGGCAATATTTCGGGCAAGGCGTTGAACGGTCAACAACAACAAGTTGACCTGACTAACTTTGATTTCTACGACAACCTGACAAAATCTATTGCCCATACGGGTAAGGTTATCCTAGACCTTATCCCTCATATTTACGATTCGCAGCGGGTAATGCGGATTATTGGGGATGATGGCAAGCCCGATTTGGTTACGATTAACGAAGCCAAGCAGGACGAATCGGGCGTGTTTAAGGTTTTGCACGACATGACCGTAGGCGAATATGATGTGGTTATGGAAACCGGCCCAGGCTTTAATTCCAAGCGTGAGGCTGCGGTAGAGGCCATGATGCCATTGGTAACCGGCAATCCCGATTTGTTTAAGATTGCTGGCGACTTGGTGTTTAGGAATATGGACTTCCCTGGCGCGGATGTCATTGCTGACCGGCTGGCGGCATCTAATCCATTGGCGCAGATTGACGATAAATCGCCTGTGCCGCCTCAAGTTCAGATGCAATTGAAGCAAAATCAAGCGCAAATGCAGCAAATGCAGCAACAAATGCAGCAAATGCAAATGATGATTAAGCAGCGTCAGGACATTGAACAGGTCAAGCAAGACGCAGAAACCAAGCGGGTAATCATCAAAGAAACCAACCGCGCCCACGATATTGAACTGAAAAACGCCGAACGCCATAGGGATATGGAATTGCGGACAGAAACTACGGCTCACGATACTGTTCTTAAAACCCAGACCCAATTGGAAATTGAACGCATGAAAGGTGAAATTGCCCTTATGCTTGCAGAACTTGACCGCCGTGCTTTGCGAGAGGCATCGGCTGAGACCACGGAAAGGGCTATTTAATGGCTCGCGAAATTGTTACATCGGAAAACAAAGCCGAACATGATGCTAAAAAACTTGGTTTAAAAAAAGAACCAACAATAATTAGCTCTCAAAGATATCTTGATGATGATATTGTTAATAAAAAATTAAAAAATAAAGATTTTAATGTTACTTTATCAAAGCCATTTGAATATGAAGGAAAAAAAGTTCATGTTTTAACTAATGGTCATCATGCTTATGAGGCTGCAAGACTAGCTAAAGTAAAACCAAACTATAAAATATCAACAGATACTGAAGATGATAGAAATATTCTTCTTAAATCTAAAAATAAAAAAGCATTAGATGATTTTTTAGAATCTCATTACATTGATTCAAATTTTTATGATGTAGCAACAAAAAAAGATTTTTTCTAAAATTTGTGGTATAAACCACACAACCTTACCAGTTAGGTTTTAACTGGGTAAAAATCTTGAGGAAACTCATGTCAAGTGAAAAAGAAGCCGGTCAGGTACTGACTAGCGAGAATGCAGCGGAATTTTATGCAAACCGAATGGGTTTAGCCGATCAAGCGCCCACCGAGGCTGAAGTTGAGGATTCTCCTTCAGAGCCGGTAGAAAGCGAGGAACGGAGTGAATCAGGAGCAGAAAAGGAAGCGAAACCAACAGAAGAACGAAAACAGAATCCGAAACTTGAAAAGCGGTTTTCAGAGATAACTAAGCAGCGCGAACAGGCCCGTCAAGAAGCGGCGCAGGAACGCGAAGCAAGGCAAAAGCTGGAATCCGAGTTAGCGGCTTTAAGGCAGCAGGCGCAACCTCAACAGGTTAAATCTACTGACGAAAAGCCTCAGCCGAGTCAATTTACTGATGCTTTTGAATATGCAGAGGCATTAGCAGATTGGTCGGCAGAGCAAGCATTGGTAAGGCGAGATAAGGAAGATTTGCAGCGCAGGGCAGACGAAGCGCAACAGAAAGTAATTTCTAGTTGGGCGCAAAAGGTTGCAGCAGCGAAGGCAGAGATACCAGATTTCGATGACATGGTGGCCTCAAGTGGAGTTGCGGTAAGCGACCCTATTAGAGATGCTATTTTGGAGAGTGACGTAGGCCCACAAATCCTGTATCACTTAGCCAAAGAGGACGAACTTGCACAAAAGATCGCTTCAATGTCGCCAAACGCTGCGCTACGCGAGATTGGGAAACTAGAGGCTAGGTTTGAGAAGCAACCTGATACCAAGCCGAGTAATCCTGTTGGGAAAAGTAAAGCACCACCACCGATTAGCCCTATTCGGAATGCTGGCGGCAAGGCAGATGTCGAGATTGGCTCAGATGGTCAATTTCATGGCAGCTATCAGGCTTGGAAGGCAGCGCGTAAGGCTGGTCGAATTCGATAGTTTTTATTTTTAAGGAAAAATCATGGCAAATAATTTGCTAACTATTTCCAAGATCACCAACGAAGCGCTGATGGTCTTGGAGAATGAACTTACGTTCACAAGTGAAGTAGACCGTAACTACGACGACCAATTTGCCGTTAAATGACAGCGGCCTAGCCCTTTGAGGGTTAGGAAAACCATCCCTGATTGACTTGGAAGCCCAGCAGTGGGCGACAGGGCGCAAGCAAGAGAAATCTGTGCAGCGTGAACGACTAAGTGGGAAGGCCTCTACGGAGGATGCGATAGTCTGAACTCTGGTATAACAAAAGAAGCCGGAGAGGGTAGATCGAAGAATCCACCCCGCCCGAAAGGGTCAGTAAGCGAAAGCTGAAGTAACAGAATGTGTTGGTGCGAAAATAGGTAATACCGTTAACGTCCGTAAACCTGGTCGTTTTATTGGTACAACTGGCCCTGCCTTGAACGTTGAAGATTTCAACGAAACAAGCGTGCCTGTTACCCTTTCGACCCAGTTCCACGTTGATACCCAGTTCACTACTCAGGACTTGGCTCTGTCGCTGGATATGTTCTCTGACCGTGTGTTAAAGCCCGCTGTCGCTGCAATCGCCAATAAGATTGACCGCGATGGTATGGTTATGGCTAACGGCAATACCGCCAATATCGTCGGTACTGCTGGTACGCCTCCCACTGGTTTGATTACTTATCTAACCGCTGGCGCTTACCTTGACAGCGAGGGCGCTCCCCGTGATGGTCGCCGTTCGGTGATTATTGAGCCGTTTACCTCTGCAACTATTGTTGACAGCCTCAAGGGTCTATTTGTACCCCAAGAAGCTATCGGCGAGCAGTATCGCAAAGGCTTGATGGGTCGTGATTCCGCTGGCGTTAACTGGAAACTAGACCAGAACGTTGTAAGCCAAACCTTTGGTTCGTGGAGCGCAAACACCATTGCAATCAACGTAACAACGGCTACTGGCTTC